AAGAAATCAATAATAAAATACACACTATAAAATTAAAAAATAGTAATGAAATTAATGAAATTGATTTTGTATTTGATTGCAGTGGATTTGCTCGAATTGTAAACGGAAAAGTTTTTAATGAGAAATGGGTAAGTTATTCTGAATATCTTTCATTAAATAAAGCCATAGGTTATTTCTTACCTCAGAACAAACAATTTGAGTTTACAGATAATACACATACAGAATTAGTTTCAATGAATTCAGGATGGATGTGGCAAATTCCATTACAACATAGATGGGGATGTGGTTATGTGTTTAACGATTCATTCATAAGTATTGAGGATGCAAAAAAAGAGGTTGAGGAATACGTTGGAAGTGAAATTACAATCCAAAAGGTGTTTGAATTTAATCCTGGTAGATTTGAAAGATCTTGGGTAGGTAATAGCATATCTATTGGTTTATCGTATGGATTTTTAGAACCAATAGAGGCAACATCACTAATGACAACAATTATGCAATTAAAAAAATTAATGGATATTAATTTTGATGAAAATCATAGTGATTCGTACAATGAATTCTGTAAAAACATAATGGAACAAAATATGTGTTTTGTAAGGTATCATTATTTGTGTGAGAGATTTGATACTCCGTTTTGGAGAAAATCTTTTTCTATGCCAATACCTGAAAAATTAAAAAATATTTTAGACTCTAATAATTTTATGTTTTTAAAGACTAATCCTGAAATTATAAAAGAATTGGATTTAAAAGAAATTACTCTCGAGACAATCATATTTGGGGTATATAGTTATTCCCTAATTTTTAATAAAAATAAAAGGGCAACAAATGTACAATTATTGTAATATGGAAAAATTATATTTTGACGAAACAACCTTTTTATGGAAAACTAAATTAAATAAATTAGGCGATAAAGCATCTTTCTTAAAAGAAGCTTATTCGGTAATCGAATCACAACCACACATTAAAACGGATGGGTTTGGTTATAAAAAAGAATGGAATCAAAATTTGAATTATTTAGGTGAAGTCAATATCGAATCAAAATTAGATGAGATAGTACAAATAGGAATAGATTCTTGTAAAAAACTTTATGAAGAGACAAATACAATCTATAACAAAATCAATACTGACGCTTGGATTAATGTTGTTAGGTCAAAAAATCCCGTACAAATACAATTTCAACACGAAGATTTAAGGGGTATTGATAAATTTCACACACATACTGATATAAATAAAGAAATGAAATCATTTTTTCCTCATTATACTTATGTCTATTACATACAAATGCCAGATGTGATGAACGGTGAAGATGGTGTTATATATTTCAGAGGTAAAAATAAAAAGGAATACTGGATTAGACCTGAAGAAGATGATTTAATAATTATGGAAGGTGATATGCCACATTCACCGAATAACGCACCCAATTCGACAGTAGATAGAATTGTTATGGCGGGTAACGTTGGGTTTGATTTCATAAAAAAAGAAAAATCATTAATATAATGTTCACCAAATACATTGAAAATTTTTTAACTGAAGAGGAATGTAAATCTATTATCGATTTAGGTAACTCAACTGAGTTAATACAAATGAAATCTTCATATTTTGTTAATGGTAAACTCATATCTGAAAATTTGGAATACAAAGGTAATAAACGAATGGGATCCTATTTTACCGATGAATTATTAGACTTACCGATATTAAAAACTATAACTAATAAAATAATTAGTTTATCAAACGAATTAAACCCTTATAATGGAATTATATATAATGGAGTCCCCAAATATTCTTTTAATAGATACGGTGAGGGAGATTTTTTAGATTGGCATCCTGATAATCACGAAATACTAAACGGTGCAACAATTACATTTGTTATTCAACTTAATGATAATTATGATGGAGGAGAGGTGAAATATTCAATCAATGAGATTGAACATACAGTTAATAAAAAACAAGGTAGTGTGTTTATATTCGATTCAAATCTACTACATTCGGTAAACACCATAACAAATGGATTACGTTATTCAATAAATGTGTGGCCATCCAAATTAATAAAAAAATCCTTAATATAATGTTAGTAGATGATAAATTTTTTTATTTAAGTTTACCAAGGTGTGCATCTACAGCATTTCACTATTCTTGCTTAGTTAATGATGTTAATGTTCAAACACATAATGGTGATTGGGAATTGTCAAATTCTGATATCGATTTTAAATCAATAGATAAGAAAGAATTAATGAATCACATCTATCACGGACATGAATCTCTGATAGATTTACAAGTTAAATTTGGTAATAATTATCCAATCATTGCAGTAAAAAGAGAGAGACATGATAGATTCTATTCTTTATATAAACATATATTGTTTGATTTAAAAAGAATGGGATACGAAAAAATATATGAAAAATTTTCAAATTTAACGTTAGACGAATTGTTTTTCTTCAGTAAAGATGATGTAGCAACTAAAAAACAAAGATGGGATAAAATATGTGAATATCTAATAGATTTGAAATTGTTAGATAAAAAGATAGACATTTCTGTCACATCAAAGTTCAGGAAATCAGATGAAGAATATTTTAAAACAAATACTAAAGGATACGCCATCAATATGATAGATATTTTATTGACCCCATTATCAAATTGGACTAATAATGATCAGAATATCATTTGGTTCAATTTTAATGAATTAAATAAATTAGAGGAATGGGTTTCTAAAAAATTACAAAAACCATTTACACTACATTCAGTCAATTCAAGCAAACATATGGAATGTAAAATAATGCTAAATGATGATTTTATAAAAAAATACGATAGTGTTTACGATTATTACGATTTCCCCAAATTACAAAAAACTTTAATATGATTGATTATAAAGAAATATTTGACGCTTGGAAATCATCGTTTAACCCAACACCAACACAGGAGGAATTGGCGCAAAAAAGATTAGATGTTTGTTTAGGTTGCACTTATAGAAAAGAAGTTTTAAAAGGAATCAAATGGTCGGCTTATTGCGGTGATTGCGGATGCCCCTTAAATAAGAAAGTATTTTCTAAAAATTTTAATCCTTGCACACAAAAAAAATGGTTAGATGTAGATTCAAAATATTTGGAACCGATAATCGATAAAAATTCTAATACATTGATATGATTAAATATATACGTATATATTTTTTTAATACTTTATTATCGATTTTCTAATCGTTATATTTATATTTATAAACAAGAATAAAAACTTATATGAAAGCAACAATAATAGGGAGCGATTTACTACAAACAGAGAATTCTGTTAAATTTTTGGAAATAAACACAAACACCACCATTTACAATGAGGGTGCGGATTTATTGGATTATACGTCATTATTTAATGTGTTAAATACCAATAACATCACTGAATTTCATTTTATATGGACAGAGGGAGACGCTTACAAACCTCTAACAGAACAGTATAGATTTAAGAAAATATTAGAGGAAAAATGTGTTGAAAATAACATCACATTTACCGATTATATGGTTCCAGTTGGGTCAGTTACGGTACCATATGTGGAGGATGCATCACATAAATTTATTTTAAGACAAGCATTCGACACCACAGCTTTAGTGGATGAAACGTATTGTGCTGACAAATTTGAGTTTTTTTCTTTGATGAGTGAATCAAATTACACTCCAAAAACTTACTTCACATCGGATGGTTTATCTTTAAATACGTTGGATGCGGTTGATTATGAAACCACAACAACACCAAACACATTGATTAAAGCTAGATTCCCAAGTTATGATGTTTTAACATATCCCGAATTACACAGGGTTTCAAATGGTTTAGAGTTAACCACTTTAAAAGATGGGTTAGAATCAAATCATTTAGTTCAAGAATTCATATTTTCAGAAGATAATTTAGTAGAAGGTAGGTATTCAATTATAAGAAGTATCGACATCATATACGGATTAAATTTGGATGTGATTAACATGGGAGGATACACACAATCAACAATCATACCGTTGTCATTTTGCGATGATGAATTTGTTAGTGGAACCAAAAAACTAAATCAAAAAAGTAGATACAAATACATTACTAAGGAATTAGGTAATTTCTTAAAGAATGATTATCACACCGACGACGATAGTGTTATATTAAAATTCAATGGTACATTGGAAGATGTGAACACTATTCAAATAGGTGATTTAGTCCGTAGTATAGATTTTGTCGATTTTAATGATAATCATGGTGCAAAATTTGAAGAAAATAAAATAAACACATTTGGTTGGGATAGTACACTACAACAATCTAATGATACGTTAATACAGACAGGTTCAACCCTACAACATATGGTTTCATCTCAAGTTGATACCATATATATAAAAATAACATTGGAAGATGGTAGAACTTGGACAGATGCACCATCTTGTGTTTACTACATTGAGGAATCAGGTTCAACCGCAACAAGGTTTGAAAAAGTAAATAAAATGTATGTTGGGGACAAATTAATTGTTACTGATGCAAACACAAATGAATTAACCACGGTTACTATTACAGGTTTGGAAATGGCACACGCTCAAAAAACTATCTATAGTTTAGATTTTGAACCTTCAGATTTGTTCTTAGTAGATATTGGTGATGGTGATTTTAGTGTGATGCACAACACTTGTTGGTGTCCTTGGAACTATTGTGGTCACTGGTGTAATAGTTGGTATTGCCCAGGTTGTAGTAACACCCCAATACCAAAACTTTAAAATAAAATAAAATAAAATAAAAATACCATGGCAGTAAAAGAAAGAATAGAAAGACCGGCACAAACAATCAAAGCAATTGTTGCACCAATTTCAAGTGAATTAAAAACAAAAGTGGCAACAGCATTTCAAGCGGTTGTAACGGCAATTAAGGTTAAACACTTGGGAGAATAAGACAATGTTTTATGAAGTTATTTACATATGGAGATAGTTGGACTGAAGGTGTTGGGGGCAATGTTAAGGAAGAATTAACAACAGAAATTCCTGAAGAAAGAACTAACATAAGACAAAAATATTGTTGGCCAAAATACTTATCCGAACTACTTGAATGTGAAGTAAAAAATAATGGAGTAGGAGCATTTTCTAACAATGCAATATTCAATTCAATTTGTTATCAATTAAAAAATGAAATCGTCACTCAAGACGATTTTGTTGTTATTATGTGGTCCTCCTCATTAAGAGATCAATTACCATTCTTTCCAAATGAGAATAATTTTCACATTTGGGGTCAGCGATATAAAAGTAAACAACATCTTTTCAAATATATTTTTGATGGTGTTAATGGGGATAATGTGAACTATAATAGGGCAGAAAAAAATTTTAGGGATTACTATATTAGTAATTTGTTTAATGACACGTACTATGATATAATTAATCAAAATTACATTCTACACTTACAATTTATCTTTAAAGAATTGGGAATTAGATATGTTTTTTGTGATGCGTTTGACACTATGATTAATAAAAATATTGATGTTTTAGTTGACAAAACTAATTTGATTGATGATAATAGGTATTGGGGTTATAGAAGTAAAACAATGGCTAATTTATTAATCGACACAAATAGAAAAGATGTGTGGGAAGACAACAACCATTGGGTTGACTCCACCGCGGGTAAACACCCAAGTAGTGATGGGTATAAATTGATTGCGGATGAGTTATATAAATTTATAAGTCAGGGTAATTTATTAACACATAGTAAACCAAAAAATTCGTATTTGTTATGAATTATAACATAAATAATAATTTTTGTAACAAGGAAGAGGCTAAAAACATAATTGATTTTTGTCTTGAATTTGGGGAACCGTTTTCATACAAACCAACGGAAAGTTGGGATTGTAGGAGGATGTACGATTCTGAATTTAAAAAGAAAATAATTGAACTACTTACGACCAATTATAAAAACGGAGATTTTAAATTATGGTTTGATTACACCACCTTCAATCTAAAAAATTTTAATATTAGTTTGACATCATATTATGATGGTAGATATCTTAATTTACATAAAGATAAATCAAGTGAATTAACAACAGTTATTGTCCTATCGGATAATTTTGAAGGGGGGCAATTTGTTTTAACCGAAGATGATAATCCACCATTTCATTTTGAAACATTAGATGGATTAACTATTTGCGATTTAAAATTAGGCGATAGTATATCATTTAATGGATCAACAACATATCACGGAGTGTTACCTGTAACAAACGGAACACGTTACGCTTTAAATATTTGGATGACCGAAACTGATTTTAATTATCCAAAAGTAAAGGTAAATAGTACTTTAATATGAGTATATTAATAATTGCATTACCAAGGACAGGATCAACTTCTTTACTTTATAAAATTGCCAAAGAAAAAAATCTTAAACCATTATTCGAACCATTTGACAACACAGACAGAGTTCAATATAGTAACGAAAAAGATATAGTTGTTAAAACAATAATATGTCATCACCCCAATAATTTAGAATTAAGCAAAGAATTCGACGATGTTATATTATTATCAAGAAAAAATTTAAAAGAGTGTGCGGAATCACATGCATATCAAACTCACTTCTCAAAGACAAAAAACTACCATTCAAATAATCCATATGTGTATGAAGAGACACCTAAAGATGTATTTGAGTTGTGTTATAATGACATATTAAAATGGACGGATGATATGGAAAAATTATCATCACAACTTAATGTACCTATCTTATACTATGAAGATTTATTTAATCCAAGTGGAGATGGTAGGTTACGAATTGGAGATAAAGAAAATTTTATTAAAAAATTAATTTAATTTATGAAAATTTATGTTCACCATCCATACCAAAAACAAATATTCTATACGTTGGGGCACAACACAACCGATAGGGAATATTTTATTGATAATGGTGAAGGTAATATTTTATGTAAATACAGAAATGTCGATATTGAATTTGTATTTAAAAAAGAAATTAGTTTTGAAGATGATGGATATCACATATTAGACTATTTTACCGCATTTTTTTACGGAGATAACGATTCAAAAATTGGACACATTTTACCTGACCGAGATTATATGGAACGAGAAACCCAGCAAGTTTTTAAAATTTTCATAAACCTTTTGAAGGACTGTCCCGATAATCAAAAATGGTTAATAACATATTTGAGAACCGAAAAAATATTACAGACAAGAGATGTTAATTACATTGACGAAAAATGGATTGAGATTGAGTCTTTAATTGATAAATTAAAAAGTCATCATATTATTACGGACAATGTATTTTTAAATGAATCGATAAAATCCCTACACCCAAACTTTTATTATACTTTAACTAATACAATATTCCAATGGAATCATAATTGGAGCATACGATGGTATTATGAATTTAAACAAGTTTATGATAGGTTACACTTTGATTATGATTTGATGTACACCATCAAAAATCACAAATCTAATAGAGTTGAGATTCTAAATGAGTTAAGTAAATTAAAGAACGATAGATTGTATCTACAACACACGGACGCACTAAAAAATCCATCGTATGAAAAAAACTCACCAAAAATATCTCATATACACACAAATTCACTTTACGGAAATGTTGATTTTGATGACATAAGTTATATATCTAATCACCAAGGATATATGGATCTCTTTTTTAGAGTCCTACCTAAAGCTAAAATGCAGATATTATGTGAAAGTTGGTCGTGGAGTAATAAAGAATTCACATCACAATATCTTTCAGAAAAAACCTTTGGTTTGTTATTATCAGGTATCCCATTTATATCAACACACGATTATCCATTACAAATAATTGAGAGAATGTTGAATGTACCACCTCACCCATTTTATAATGAATCAAAAAGATGTAGAACCAATAGTAAATTGTTTGCTGAATTTGTGGACAAGTTTTTACAGAATTTTGATGAAAATTATAAACTGTGTAAAGAATGGTCGGATTTAGTTCATGTTAAGTTGATGTACAAAATTGAAAATGAAAATTCATTATTGGATTTGATAATTGACAAAGGACTAAAGACAGAATTTGTAATCAATAAATCTTTAATATAATGAAAGTAGTTTTTACATACTTACCAATCAGACTTAAAGAAGTTACTGAAATCTATTTAAAGTATTCAATTGAAAATTTAAATGCTCAAAATATAACCCCTATAATATATTCAGATAAGGATTACTTTAAAAATACTAAATTAAATTATGATTGGGTGGGGTTTGATATTGATATTAAACATAAAAAACCATCACTATGGTCATATCCTAAATTAAAAGTGTTGTCAACAATACATTTTCCGTTTATACACTTAGATAATGACTTAATTGTAAATGATTTTAGTAAATTAAGAAACATAATTAAGGAAGACAGATTAAATTTAGGATATAAACACCCACTAACGGAACAACAAACGAATCATTTTACTGAAATATATAAAAGATATTCAGACATACCATTAGATTTCAACGAATTAAATAACACTTGTATAATCGGCTCAAACGACTATCTTAATGTTAATAAAACATATTCGGACGTATTGAATATTCTTAATTTAAATTATGATTTTTTCACAAAAAGATATAATGATATACCACCAATCACTTTGAATCAACAATATTTAAATGTATATTTTAATAATATAAATTATCTATATAATAAAAACCCGACATTTGACGATTTGAACATTAATGGAATTTGTCATATGGCGGAAAAGAATATGATTGGTAGTTTCATAAAAAATAAAACTTTATTATGATGAATATTATCGAAATTGGTGCAAACGATGGAGGACACACACTTGAATTCTTAAAAAATTCTAAGGTGTGGGCTTTTGAACCTGACCCCTCAAATATAAAAATATTAAAAGATAAATTTATTAATAATAAAAATTTGGTGATAATAGAAAAGGCTGTAAGCGATTTTAATGGAACCTCATCATTTAATATTGCAACCAATGGAATGTCATCATCTTTAAACGAACTAACGGATTACTCAATTAACAATACTAATGTTAGATTTAAAAATCAGATAAATGTTAATGTTGTAAGAATGGATACATTTATAAATGAAAATGGTATTGATGAGATTGATTATTTTCATTGTGATGCACAAGGAAATGATTTAAAAATATTAAATTCATTTGGAAATAAATTATCCTTAATAAAAAGGGGGAAGGTTGAAGTTAGTTTTAGTGAGGAATTATATAAAAACGTCACCAACGACTTACATAGTGTGGTTGATTTTTTGAAAAATAATGGTTTTGTAATAAGTAATTGGAGAGACATTAACAATAAACTTAATAAACACCATCACGATGGTAACGTTGAATTTTTTAATAAGAATTATATAAATTTAATATGAAAAACACACTTTGGACATTTGGAGATTCAATGACATTCGGTCACGGATGTAATGAGTTATGTGTGTCGGAAACTAAAGAAGAGTATCTACCATATAAAAAAGAAGGTGATGATGTTTGGGTAAATCATTTAGGTAAATTATTGAACTACGAAGTTAAAAATTTAGGTAAGAACGGAGCATCAAATGATTATATATTTGATTCAATAATTGAAAAATATGATGAAATCAACGAAGGGGACGTTGTAATTGTTAACATGACATTACACGGTAGAATTGAGGTTCCGTTTGATGATTATACCCGTAATGTCTTGTCAACCTATGAAAATGCAATCAAAATAATTGGGGACGGTAATGACAGTAAAGAAAAAGAAAAAATTGAAGCGGTACTAAATTTCCAATATTATTTTTCAAATCACCCATTTTACAAAGAAAGACACAAGAAGAGATTTAAATTTATCGAGAATAGACTCAAGAAAGATAAAAAAGTACAATTTTTTTACACGTGGTCATTAGAAGATGATGATAAAATATATAATACATTTCATAAAATTAAAGATGACACTAAAGGTAAAATAAACGATGGTCATTTCTCTTTCAAAGGACATTTAGATTTTGCACATTACCTTTATTCCTTAATGGACAGTAAAAAATTATTATAAATAAAACAAACCCCAAAGTTGATTTTTTAAGGTATTTTTATTATATTATGTGTAATGAAAATATTAGCACACGCACCATTCATCGGTACAACGGGATATGCAAATCATGCTCGTTCCTTCTTTACCGCACTTAACAAGTATCACCAAGTAAAGGTTAGAAATATGACCGTTGGAGGTAGTTGGTCAGGTTATAACAAAACCCCCCACGACGGAGAGTCATATATCACAGATGAGATGAAGGGAATGTTATTCCAACAAACTCTTGTTAATAGTGATAACTCAAGAACCGATTACCCAATCTATTCATACGACCCCGACTTCAAACCAGATGTTCATATCGTATTGATGGAGAATAACAACCATTATTATTATGACAATTATGAAGGGTATAAGATTGCATACTGTGTTTGGGAGTCAACAAAATTCAGTGACGGATTCTTTAAGAGACTACTTACGTTTGATGAAATGTGGGTCCCAACTCAATGGCAATACGATTGTATTGTTGAACAAGGTTACCCAAAAGAAAGGGTATTCATAGTACCTGAAGGTGTTGACGTGGAAACATTTAAACCTCTAAAGAAATTCCCAAAAAGAAAGAAAACAAGATTTGTGATGTTTGGAAGATGGGAGTGGAGAAAAGGTACAACTGAAATATTAAAAGCATTTGGTGAGGTATTTGATGATGTCGATGATGTTGAATTAATTGCATCGGTAGAAAATCCATTTCCTTCAGACGGTTTAAAGACCACACAGGAAAGAATTGAACATTATGGTATTAATACCAAGAATATTAAATTTATCAATTTCCCATCAAGGAAAGAATATGTTAAATACTTACAAGAGGCGCATGTTTTTGTATCATGTGCAAGAAGTGAGGGTTGGAACTTACCGTTAATTGAAGCCATGGCTTGTGGTACACCATCGATTTATTCTAATTGGGGTGGACAATTACAATTTACATCAGATAAAGGTGTTCCTGTATCAATAAAAGGATTGACACCTGCTAATCATGAACATAAAGATTTTCCTGGTGACTATTGTGAACCTGATTGGGATGATTTAAAATTTAAATTACGTCAAGCTTATGACTATAACACTGCAATGTGGATTAGTTCGAAGGAAGACGCAAAGAGAATCCATAAAGATTTTAATTGGGATACAATTGCTAAAGGTGCTTGTGAAATATTGGAAAGAAATAACAAACCATTTGCATTTGTAACCACAGGTAATTTACAATATATGCCTGTAATTGAAAAGCTTGTTCAATCACTATTAGAATTTTCAAATAATAAGATTATTGTATATGGTGTCGATTGTGAAGTACCATTCGATTATCCTAATGTTATTAGGAAAAAAATAGAAACAAATAAGATTTCAGAACATGATAAGTGGTATTGGAAACAATGGGCTTGTTTGGAATCACTTAAAGAGGATTTTGATAATTACGTTTGGATTGATGGTGATGTCGTAGTAAACTACAACATTGATAACGTGAAAGAATACTTCTCACAAATATCAACATACCCGATTCCTGATATTCACGTACAAACAGAATTTTTTGGAACATACAACGATGGAAAGAATTCACAGTTGTTCAACGAACAATTGGCGAATGAATGGGGCATAAATAAAAGAAATCCATATGCACACATTTGTTTTTATGTTTACAATAAAAATTGTGGTGATTGGTTTGATGAAATTCTTAAACATTATATAAAAGTAATTAAACTCAAACCTGAAGATTATAAACGTCTTTACCTATGGAATGATGAGGGGATTGATAATGCGATGAGATGGAAACACGGATGTAATAAATTCTTACCACTATCGAACTTTGATACTTCAGGTTATGATGGTGATTTAGGTAACACTAATGAAATGTTAGACCATTTCTATAAGTTTTGGAATGAAGAGGGTCCGCAAAATTTCAATAGAATATTTGGATATCAATTCATACCAAAAGATAAATCTAAAATCATCTACTTCCACGGTAATAAAAATGCGGAAATATCGGATAAGATGATTGAATTCATTAAAATGAAAAGAGATAATTCTTTTCATAAATCTGAATATTTCTATACTGACATTTATAAAGTTGAGAATTTAGGTGACATAAAAGGTGTGGAAGGAGGAACGATAGAAGTTGCAGAAAAGTATGGTTGGTTTAGGGCAATCTATCATGAAATATTTAATTTGTTGGATTACTATAAGAATAGAGAAAGAACTATAAATGAGGGTGACGTCGTTGTTGACTTAGGAGGTAACGTAGGAATCTTCAATAGATGGGCTTATAGTCAAGGTGCAAGTAAAGTGATTTCGTTTGAACCTGATAGGAGGTATTTTAAATTACTATCTTTAAATGCCGACCCACGTTCAATTTTATTTAATGCGGCCATCGCTGACACAATAGGTGAGTTTACGTTATATCAAACAGACCATTTGGGTGGATCTACTTTACTTGGTTCAGGTGATGGTATATCATATCCTGTTAGAACCTATACACTAAATTATCTTTTTGAAACTGGTTTAATTGATAAGATTGATTTTCTTAAAGTCGATATTGAAGGTGCGGAACATCATGCGTTCGCAGGTATTTCAGATGAAAACTTAATGAAGGTTAAGACTGTGGCTATGGAATATCACCATGCACATTTAGATTACAACGAAGAACTTAGACAAGACTTAATAGACCGAATGAATAAACTAGGGTTTAATTCATATCTTTTATTTATGGGTTCAAATAATGCTTTACAAATGTTATATTTTACAAGATGAGTACGTTAAATGATTTGGCAAAAAAATATGGAACCGATAAGAGTTCTGAAATCCACAACTATTGTGATAAGTACGCGAAGTACATTCCATTCCAAAGATATGATAAGTTAAACATACTTGAAATCGGAATATTGGATGGTAAGTCTTTACTTACATGGAAAGAATATTTTTATCGTTCATATATTTTAGGAATCGATATTAATCCTGATTGTAAAAAATATGAAGAACCAAGAATATCAGTTGAAATTGGTTCACAAGGTGATGGTGCATTTTTATCCAGAACGTGGCAACAATATGGTCCATTTGATATGATATTGGACGATGGTTCACACATGAATGAACATGTAATTTATTCATTTGAACATCTATGGGGTAGTGTTAAGTCAGGTGGCATCTATATTATTGAAGATGTGGGTACATCATATTGGGATGAATGGGGTGGAGGATTTCTAAGAGAGAACACATCTATGGAATACTTTAAGAAATTATCAGACGATATTAATTTTAGAGGATTACAAAATTTTGATACTGAGAATGTTCATGCAAGAAGAGAAGATTGGTTAACAAACCTATCAAAAGAAACTCAACCTGATTGTATCACCGATATTGAATCAATAAACTTCCTAAACGGAATTATAATAATAACAAAAAGATAATGGCACATTTAAATCAAATCAGATATTGTGAATCGGTTAAATCAAAATACCCACAATATTTTAAAAATAAAAAAGTCTTGGACATTGGGTCTTTAGACATTAATGGATCAAATCGATACTTGTTTGAAGATTGTGATTACTTAGGAATAGATGTTGGTGAAGGTCGTAATGTCGATTTAGTTTGTGTTGGACATGAATTCGAGGGTCCCGACAATTATTTTGACACAATCATCTCAACTGAAGTGTTTGAACATGACATGCATTATGAGAAAACAATTACTAATGTAATGAGAATGTTAAAACCTGGTGGATTGTTTCTATTCACTTGTGCATCAACAGGTAGAGCGGAACATGGTACAAGGAGAAGTGATGGTAGTTGGGCTGCACCTCTATTAATGGAGAAAGATGAGTGGGCCGATTATTATAAGAATTTAGTTGCTGAAGATGTTATGATCATTGATGGGTTTAAAAGTACATTTCCTGATGGTGTATTTGGTTACAATGGTGAGAGTTGTGATTTATATTTCACAGGAATAAAAAATGGTAAGGATTATTTAAAATACAACATATGATTTTTGACGACGATATTTTCATTATAGATTGTTGGACTGACACTAAGAGTAAAGAAAACGATTTAATTGGTTTAATTAAAATCTTAAAAGAATTTAACATCCCAATTTTATTAACGGGTCACTACGCGGTTAAACCTGAAATACAAAAGATGGTGGATTATTATCTCTTTGATAAGAACAATGATTTATTAATGGAACACGAATTTGAGGCTTACGGAGTTTCAAGTGGTAGATGGACAAGTATTGGAAATTGGAGAACCGATAATAAAATGGAGTTTCATCACGACTATGCGATATGGTGTGCAATGAGAAACGCTTTCAATTTCGCAAAGACCTTGGGTAAGAAATACATTCACTTTTTAGAATATGATAACTTACCTGACCCAATACAATATAGACAAGCTTTCTTAGAATATAGTAGAAACCACGATGCTGTGTTATATGAATATAATGAGGGGTCATCAAAAGACACACATTTCGCAGAGTATTGTGCAACATTCATCTTCTCAATTAAAACTGATGTTGCAGTCCAAGTTATTGATAAGGTTAAATCAAAAAGAGAATACTTTGTTAACAGACCGAAAGGTTGGCAATTAGAACGAGTATTCTTACAACACTTAAAAGAGGTTACTAATAATATTGAAATCTCAAAGTACATCGCAAACAACAATGAATTAAACACCCAAGCGGTTTGGAATAGGGATGGTATGGATAGGAATGGTGCAAGATTCCAAATTTATTTGGTTGGTGACATCAATAAGAATCTGTATGTTCATTTTATTTCTGGTTTCCACGAAAAACCCGCGGAAAAAGATTATTTGGTCGAGGTAAATTACGGTAAACACAAATCGTTCTATAATATTATTAAAGGACAATACTCTTTAGAAAGTATTGGGAAATATAGAAAAGGAGATAGAGTTAAAATATATTACCAAGGAGTTGAAATTTTTAATGAATATCTAAAAGATAATTTTGGGGAGTTTAGAAGAAAAAATAGTGTGAACCACACCAACCAAGTTTCAGATAGAAAGGTAAACATACATAATATAGATGGTCCGTTTGTGGAAATCAAGGAATCGGTTGAGTCATTATACCACGTTCAATTCATTAATACTTTAAACAATAAGGTAATGTATGAATTAGATTTGAAGAGTAATCATTGGGCGAAATGTGGTATAAAATATTATGTTGATTGGAAAATCGTTATAAAAGGAATTGATAATGATTTCCACTTGGAACATTTAATCCAACCTAAAGGAAATAAAATTCTAATTAGTTTTGAAAGTAAATCATTAGGTGACACTTTGGCTTTCATGCCATATGTGGAGAAATTTAAGACAGATAAGGAAGCTCAGGTTGTTTGTTCAACGTTCCACAATCATCTGTTTAAAGCACAATATCCTGATATACAATTTGTAGAGCCAGGAAGTAATGTTACGGGAATCACCGCACTATATAGATTGGGAATTTTTTATAAAGGAGATAAACCAAATCGTCACATCGATATGTCGTATCACCCAACCAACCCATTAAAAGAACCGTTATTGAAGGTTGCTTCGGATATTTTAGGTTTAGATTACGAAGAGAGAAAACCAAAATTAAAAAAGACTAAAAAGAAAAAACAAAAGAGAGTTTGTATTGCCATTCACTCAACCTCACAAGCAAAATATTGGAATAACCCGACAGGTTGGCAGGAAGTTGTTGATTATTTAATCGACAAAGGATATGAAGTTAGATTGATTTCTGCCGAAGAGGATGGATACATGGGTAACTTCCAACCCAAAGGAGTTGTTAGAAATCCCAAGGGAACATTAAATGATTTAATAGAATTATTACAAGAATCTGAATTTTTTATAGGAATTAGTAGTGGTTTAAGTTGGTTGTCTTGGGCTTGCAACATCCCAACCGTAATCATATCGGGATTCACTGATGTTGATTTAGAACCGTTGGAAGGTGGTGTTATCCGTATTATAAATAAAGAAGTTTGTCACGGTTGTTGGTCCAAACATGAATTCGATGCTGGTGATTGGAATTGGTGTCCTGAACACAAAGGAACTGAAAGACAATTTGAATGTAGTAAAAATATTATGAGTGAAAGTGTTATTGAAGAAATTAATTGTTTAATATTTTAATTTTTGTTGGTCAAAATATAATTCTTGTAGTATTTATGTAAGTATAATACTATATAAGATATGAATATATTTGACCCAGTCGTAACCGGTTCCCTGATGGTATCGGGTTCCGCAAGAATAACAGGTGATTTAACAGTAACAGGTACGTTACGTGCGAACATTGAAGGTAGTGTCGGAGGTGGTGCAACCACGGGATCCAACACATTCAACGGAAACCAAACAATAAATGGAAATGTAGTCATTACAGGATCAATAAGTGCACAATCCTACATTGTAAGTTCTTCTGTTCTTTATGTAACAGAATCATTTGCAAGTGGTTCACACGTATTTGGTAACACGTTTGACGATTTTCATAACTTCACTGGTTCTGTTAATATAACGGGGTCATTACAATTACCGAAATCGTCGGCAAACCCTACAGGTACTGTATCAGGTCAGGTATATTACAATACCACAGATAACAACATATATAGATACAATGGAACAACTTGGTTAGCTGCCGCTGGTTCTTCAGGAACATCCGGCACTTCAGGTACTAGTGGTTCATCAGGAACTGCAGGAACTTCAGGTAGTTCAGGTTCAAGTGGCACTAGTGGAACTTCAGGTTCTAGTGGATCTTCAGGAACGTCAGGTTCTAGTGGTTCTAACGGATCTTCAGGAACGGCCGGTACGTCAGGTTCTAGCGGTTCTTCAGGTACATCAGGTACATCAGGTTCTAGTGGTTCTTCAGGAACTAGTGGCACATCGGGTTCTAGTGGATCTTCAGGAACAGCTGGTACATCAGGTAGTTCAGGTTCATCAGGAACTAGTGGTACATCAGGTTCTAGTGGTTCTTCAGGAACTGCTGGTACAAGTGGTTCATCGGGAACTTCTGGAACTGCAGGTACAAGTGGTACAAGTGGGTCAAGTGGTACATCAGGTTCTAGTGGTTCAAGTGGAACTGCCGGCACATCGGGTAGTTCAGGTTCATCAGGAACCAGTGGTTCATCAGGTTCTTCAGGAACAGTTACAATTGCAGGAACTACAGATAATGCATTATTAACATTAAATGGTTCGGCACCAAATGCAACTGCAGAGGCAAATTTAACATTTGATGGTTCTTTATTAAGAGTTAATGGTAATCAACAAATAACCGGTTCATTAACTATCACACAAAACTTAACAGTTTTAGGTTCATCATCAATCACATTTACTACAGCATCACAATTAAGAGTTGCGGACAATATAATAACAGTTAACGCGTCATCACCAAGTGTGAGATTTGCGGGTTTATCTGTAATTGATAGTGGATCATCACCAACTGTTTCGGGTTCAATGTTATTTGATTCATTAAACAATCAGTTTCTTTATGTTCACACAAATCAATCAACAGTTACATCTTCAGTAGTTTTAGTAGGAGCTCAAACATATAATAACTTAGGTGGTGAAACATTACCAACACTTAATAAAGTAATAAAATCTTTAGGTCAAGAACATCTTGGTGATAGTAATATTACTGACGATGGTACAACTGTAAGAATTAGTACAAATACGGAAGTTACAGGTTCATTAAGAGTAACAAGTTTAAATATTAACGGAACATCATACACGGCCGCAACGTCAGGTACATCAGGAACTTCAGGTTCTAGTGGTTCTTCAGGAACTAGTGGTACATCGGGTTCATCAGGTTCTAGTGGTTCTTCAGGAACATCAGGTTCATCAGGAACGGCGGGTACATCAGGTAGTTCAGGTTCAAGCGGTACTAGTGGTACTTCAGGTACAAGTGGTTCCTCAGGAAGTGCTGGTACGTCAGGTACAAGTGGTTCTAGCGGTTCATCAGGAACCAGTGGTTCATCAGGTTCAAATGGTTCTAGTGGTACTTCAGGTTCTAGCGGATCATCAGGAACTAGTGGCACATCGGGTTCTAGCGGTTCAGCTGGCACATCAGGAACTTCAGGTTCTAGTGGATCTTCAGGAACCTCAGGTTCAAGTGGTTCATCAGGTTCTAATGGTTCTTCAGGAACTTCAGGTTCTAGCGGTTCTTCAGGAACTGCTGGTACAAGTGGTTCATCAGGTTCTAATGGATCAAGTGGCACATCGGGAACTTCAGGTTCTAGTGGCTCGTCAGGAACAAGTGGTTCATCTGGAAGTTCAGGTTCAAATGGTTCTTCAGGAACTTCAGGTTCTAGTGGGTCAAGTGGAACTAGTGGTTCTTCAGGAACTTCAGGTTCTAGTGGGTCAAGTGGAACTAGTGGTTCTTCAGGAACTTCAGGTAGTTCAGGAACTTCAGGTAGTTCAGGAACTTCAGGTAGTTCAGGAACTTCAGGAACTTCAGTAAGTGTTTCAGGAACAAACAATGTTCTTGTTAAATTTACATCAGCTTCAACAGTTGGTAACTCAACCATCACAGATGATGGTACAACTGTTACAATCGCGGGTAATTTAACTGTAAACGGTACAACTACAACAGTCAATTCGAATACGGTTAATATTGGGGATAATATTTTAGTTCTTAATTCAGACGAAACAGGTACCCCATCACAAAATGGTGGTATTGAAATTAGAAGAGGAACATCTACAAACGCAAGTTTAATATGGGACGAAACTACAGATGTATGGGAAGCTGGTTTGGCGGGTGCCGAAGTGGAACTTGTTACTGTAAGTGGAGGACAAACCCTTACTAACAAAACAATCAACGGATCTCAATTGGTTAATACATCCGTAGCGAATGGTAAATTGGCGAATTCATCAGTAACTGTAACAGCGGGAACAGGTTTGAGTGGTGGTGGAGCGGTTGCTTTAGGTTCATCTGTAACATTAAACAACGCAGGTGTAACGTCATTAACAACTAATACTGGTTTGAGTTCAAACGTAAGTGCAACAGGTGCAGTTACAGTTACAAACACGGGTGTAACAGGAATTAGTGCAGGAACAGGTATATCTAGAGATGTTGCTACGGGTGGTGTAACAATTACAAACACGGGTGTAACGTCATTAACAACTAATACTGGTTTGAGTTCAAACGTAAGTGCAACAGGTGCAGTTACAGTTACAAACACGGGTGTAACGTCATTAGCGGGAACGGCAAACCAAGTAAGTGTAAGTGCCGCTACAGGTGGTGTAACAATATCAACACCTCAAAACATTCATACAAGTGCAACACCAACATTTGCAGGTTTAACTATCAACGGAGGTGTTACGTTAAACGCAGGTACAACATCTGTAACAGGTGCGTTAATTGTCGGTGGAGCTACAACGTCAACAACTGTCGGTTTAATCAGAGCATCTAACGACGTAATCGCATACGCAAGTTCTGATGAAAGATTAAAAGAAAATGTGTTGACAATCTCAGGTTCTTTAGATATATTAAAGCAAGTAAATGGTTATCACTTTGATTGGGTCCCAATGGAAGGTGTACACGAAAATGAAGGTCACGACATTGGAGTTATAGCACAAGAAATTGAGAAGGTTTTACCTGAAGTTGTAACAACAAGAGAAAATGGATACAAAGCCGTTAAATATGAAAAATTAGTAGCATTACTAATTCAAACAAATAAAGAATTATTAGCAAGAGTTGAGGCACTTGAAGCTAAAATAAAATAAGTAATATAGAATCCCACCATATTGATAAAAAGATATGGTGGGTATTTATAAAAATATAATTTAAATAAAAAATGGCTTTAGTTAGTGTTATACCAGCAACGGGAACTGAAATAAGTATGGGTAGAATTGCAGGAGCAATGGGATTAGCAACAACAAACGTTGGTTTAAACTCAACTTTAGGTGTTAACCGTTCAAGATTATCAGGTTCAGTAGCACAAAACGCAAACATTGCAGCCTCAGGTACCACAGCAGAATCTTCCGATTTTGGTGGTATGTCATCTTCATTCACATATTAATTTTACATTTTCATTTTTTTTTCTTATATTAATATCATATTATGGATATTAATTATAAAAATTTTCCAAGTAAATACGAGTTATATTACATCAAATGGAATGGTATTGGTTTTGACAAAGAGAAACTAATTCAATTCATTAAACGTGTTAAGTGGTTAAAAATCATATCTATCTTCTCAAAATCTAAAAGAGAGGAATTAAAAATCTTATTAGAAATATACAATCAGTATAATGAAGATACCTTGAAAGGTATTTTAAATAACGATGAGACCATATCAAGATGGGCACTCATTGAAAAATGGGCTAGAATTGCGGCAATCGATATTCTGTTGACCAATTCATACTCAAGAGGAACCTTCACAATAATCAGTAACTTACCAATTAAAGACTATCAATTAATTATGAAACGAATTGAGGAAATGGTTAAATTAAATAGAGAAGTTACACATCAATCAGACGATATTTCAAACGACATACCAGGACTATGAGTAAATCATTTTATAACAGTTCCATTTGGGACGGAAAGACTTGTAAATTAGCGATATTAGTACCAACAAGAGACATGGTACATTCACACTTTTCATATTGTTTGGCTCAACTAATGAAGACAACATCTGAAATGGGTATTGATACATACTTGTTTTACGATTCAAGTACCATTCTATTGAATCAAAGAGAGAAATTAATTGAAAAGGCGAAAGAAGTGAGAGCTGACTATGTCCTTTGGTTAGATAGTGACATGATGTTCCCATCAACCACCGCATTACGTCTTTTAGAACACAACAAGGACATCATTGCGTGCAACTATATGAAACGTACCAAAGGTGAAAAAACGGTCGCATATACGGACGTGAGTGATTGGGAATCGTGGGTTCCTTTGGATAAGGTAAATGGACTTGTAAAAGTAGAAGGAGTTGGTATGGGATGTATGTTAATGAAGACGAATGTGTTTGAGCCGTTAGTGAAACCGTACTTTGAGTTTACCTTCAAAGAAGATAGTCAAGATTGGTACGGAGAAGACTTTAATCTATTAGCTAAACTAAGAAAATTGGGTTACGATGTTTATATTGATACTGTGTTAAGTAAAGACATTAAACATATTGGAAACTACGCCTTCGGAGTCTGAAAATCCTTTTTAATAACAATCTTCATATTACCCATCTCATATTCACCCGGCTCGTATTGTGGTATTGATAACCTCAATGTGAATAGTGTGTAGATGTCTTGGTCCGTAAATTCTTTAATCTCGTAAATTAAAACATCACACGTATCAATAAACGTGAACTTACTTCTTAAATCGTAATTAGTATTAGGTTGTTCACTGCCGATATAGTCCTCAGGTATTTCACCAATTTCAATCTTATCAAAGAATGGCTCAACCTGAATTAATCTATTTTTATTACGGGTAACTAAACCCATATTAAATGTTTTGTATTTAAATTCTTGTTCTTCCCAATATCTAATTTCTTGAAATGATTTCATAGGTATTCCCCACTTCCTAATAAAGTTTCTATTTGAATTCATCTCAATCAAAAGTCTCCTGTCTTTCATATCATCACTAAATCTCGATGTTTGAGAAACAAAGTGATATGTAATTGCGGAATCACAAGTCATTAATCTATATCCTTTTAATTTCGCTCGAAGTAGAAAGTCATCATCTTCGGAAAAACATGGAAAGAAACTGTAACCATCGAACATACCAACATCCTCAAACATTTTCTTATACCCACTCATAAAAAATACTGCACCCGAATGTAAGTTATTGGAATGTTTCCATTGTTGAACATAATTGTTGAAATTATAATCATCGAAATCGACAAATGTACTTCCTAAATCTAATAAAACTTTACCTGGTCTTTTATGTCCAGCAAATATCGGAGGTTCAATTGTTGTATAAGACAATAACATATCAGGAGTTAATAGTCTTTCAATAGATTCCAAGAACCCCTCACCAATTACCATGTCATTATGGATTAAAACTAATTTTTCAGTATCAACTAATTTAATACCCGCATTGTAGTTGTCAGAAAATGTCAATCTATCATCATCGTGTATGTAAGATAGATAATCGTCATCTAAAGATTGCAACCATTCCTTAGTACCATCATCAGATCCACCGCTAGTGATAACAAATGGTGCTTCAGGATATAAATTACGTAATCTAATATAACATTCCTTCGTTAATTCTAATCTATTATAAATCGCTAAAACAAAACTTATATTCATATAGTACTGTAAAAATTATTTTGTTTTTCTTGACGACTAATTGTTTTATGGTGTTGGATACAATAATCATCATCATCAGTTGGTAGAGATGAAAATTTCTGACCACCTATTATTCTCTCGTGTACTTTACCGTACCAAGTCATTCCCTTTTTGTAAATTCTTCCTTGTGCGTCAGGAAAGTTTACCCAACCCTTATCATTTACACTCCAACCCCATTTTTTTACATGTTCATCTGTTAAACCTTCAACGGTGTTAATTCTTGGAACAAATATTAAATCAACATCTGGGTTCATTTCTAAAATAACCGATAAGTTCTCAACCATATATTGACTAATCATTTCATCCGCATCGATTTGATAGATGTAATCACCTTTACAATAATCATTAAGAATGTTTTTCCATTCTGCGAAGTTATTATTCCAATCAAAACATCTCCACGTCTGAACGTTGGGTAATTTATTAAAAGGTAAAAGAAAATCTAAAACATCTTTATTACCATTCTTTTCGTCATATAGAATTACTATCTCGTCCTGAGGTCTTTTGTGTTTCAATAAGAACGGAACTAATTTCTTGATTTCCTCCAACTCGTTGCAAACTGTTATTGCGAAACTTATCTTCATATTTTTGTTTATTTTCTTTTAAGGTTAATTCTTCACACTTCCAACACCATTCCCTATCATCAGTGTCCCAACTATGTCTCTCACATTTCATGCTCTATTATCTCCTATCCTAATCCAATGGTTTAAGTAATCAATACCATGATTACTACCACCGTTTATTCTTCTTGTTAATTCATTGATAATGTCATTATCAATCTCTTCTCTAATTTGTTCAGATAATCTATGAGTTAATTCGTCTTCGATGTCTAAACCGTGTTCACGTTCCAAATCAACCATGTTAAACACAATTGTATTCTTATCTAACCCTTCGAAAAATTTAAATTTATACATTTGTTATCTCCCTTGCAAATAATTTGAATGTGTTATTATCATCAGTGAATGTCATGTTACTATTAGATGTTGGACTTAAACTAATACTACATACATTAGGACCCGATGCGAAAACAATCGGTTCATTATCACCAAATTGAAAACAAAACTCAACGTTTTGAGGTTCGAATCTATGTGGTGTAAAATATATACTTGGTGTTTCATCACCTTTAAAAAACTTAAAATTCATCATGATTGTTTTTGTCTTGAATAGATTCTGAATTTTTTTCCGGTTTTATTATCTGTAAACATTATATGTGATTCACTGTGATTTGATATTGTGATAACAACTTCTTTAAGTGGTCTATCTTCGTCTGATTCTGTGAACACAACAGGTTCATCATTATCGAATTGTATAACCCATTCACAAGGCATAAAGTGTTGAATAACACTCGTCATTTCTGATGTTATGTCAGGTACTGGTTGTTGTTTCTTTTTTCTTGACATGTTATTTGATTTTATTTAATTTAGGTAAAACTAATTTTGTTTGTTCTGGTATTTTTGAGTGGGGTTCTAAATAAGATTGAAACACTTCTTTCATTTTATTTAAGGTAAAGTCTTCATTATTTTTAATTCTTAATGATTCCGATTTTACTAATAATTTTTCATAATCAGTTTTTACATATTTCAAAACTCCCACTACTTCATCATAATTTGCGGTGAACCATTTAGAACCTTTAATAATAAAATTATCAATTGCACTATTGTCAACATCAGTTAACTTACCACCAATCATTATTGAACCATCGGATGATAAGAAGTCTTTATGTCCTGACCAATTGGACGCTACTACGGGCTTACCTGTCATGGTGAATTCAAGTAATGGTCTACCGAATCCCTCACCTTTTGTGATTGAAACCATTGCCTTGATTTTAGGGTGATTATAAAGTTCATTCATTTCTTCATCACTTAAATCTCCGAATAATAAATAAATCGGTGGTTTATTAGTTTTATCACCAACGATAGACTCAATTTTTTTAATTAAAGATTCCCTTTCTTTGATTGAGAATGAAGCTGACGATGTTTTTAAAATCAACGCAGGCATGTCCTCACCATCCTTAAATGCGTCACAAAAACATTTTATCAACATCCCAACATCTTTTCTATCTTGACCAATATTACCCTTTAACCAATGACCAACAAACAAATATGCGAAATCTTCTTTTATATCGACATCAATACCATTGTAAAGATTGTTATATACTTTTGTGTCCACACCCTCAAACAATACTTTGATTGGTGTTTGAATTCGATGTTGTTTAATTAATCTACCGGTATTTTTTTCATTCTCATTGTACACAGTTGAAATTAAAACATCTCTTGAAAAGTTTGAAGTTGCAATTATTAAATCCATCGTGTTGCAACCATCAACCCATTCTTTAGGTGCCACTGTTGTTTCAATACCTGCGGTTATACCGATATTAAATTTACCAAGTCTTCTAAATTCATTTGGTACGGTTACTTGAATGTATATTTCAGGAATGTTTGTTAACTCAGTAACTATGTTATTCTCAATCCATTGATGAAATTCATTTTCTTTGTCTAATGCGGTGAGAGGAGTTGCACCCCACCCACAACTGTCAATTTTTATATCAAATAAATTCATTTCTCTTAATGCCCATAATAAATCTCTTGAATGTGCACCATACCCACTTCTTGTTTTAACTGGACCCCTATATAAAACTACTGGTTTACTCATATTACTTTGTATAAATTAAATCTTTTTTTAGGTTTATAGTTTTCCAAAGCACCTTCGATGCCTTTCACCATCTCATCACACATAATTTTAGATGAGAGATTTTTAATTGCAAATTCTCTACCTTTTAATCCACGAGATTTTCTTTCTGATTTACCTAAGTTATAAACTTCGTAAATTGAATTTGCAACATCATCATTGTTCACTCTATCATCAAAAATAAATGGAGTAACTGGTGAACCATTTACATTGATTGATGACGGCCAAACTGGAAACGCCCACTCACCATGTTCAGTTTTTCCATATGTGTCTTTATGGTGAAGAGTTTGGATGTTAATGTAATCATCTGCACTATAATCAAATCCACATTGATCCTGTAAACCACCTGTTACGTTTACAATGATAGGTGTTCCTGCCATGATACTCTCGGCAGTTGCTAAACCAAAACCTTCGTTGTTCGCAATGTTAATCGTACAATCCGAAATGTTATATAATTCATTTAACGTCTCTTGTTCAAACTTCTCTTCGATAATTTTCACATCGTAATCTTTACACAGTGTGTTAATTACTGCACTTAAATCCGTACCATTCGCATCAACAGTAGATGTCTTCATCAATAACAAACATTTACTTGATTGTTCTTTAGTTAACTTGTCACAAAACAAATTAAATGATAGAACAACATCAGATGGTTGCTTTCTTCTAATGTTTCTATTGTTATAAAAAACTATGAAATCATATTCTTTATCACCGTAGACCATCGTCCTTACTTTATTAGATATGTGTTCCAAAGGTTTGAAAAGATTTTCATTGATACCATGCGGTACATATGATACTTGCCAATCCTCTAATGGTTTAAATGATGGTTTTTCGGTCGATTTACCAACTCGATTAACAATACCATATGTTAATTTAGAAATACATCCTAACCAATCACAACTCTCATAATAATTTCTATTATAAGATGGGTCAGGGACATTATCCCAAATGTGGTAATATAAAATTGGAACCA